ACCCCCTTGCACGGTCAGAAAAACTGTTAGAAAATTTCTTGGTGTAATGTACATACAGAAGGATCCCCCCGTACCCCCGCCTCGGCCCTGCGAATGTGATCACAAAAGTACCCCCACCCCGTCGAGATTGTGCTCTTGTGATCACACTTTGGGGAATACCTGAGTGTTTTCCTATGTTAATACCCTTAACATTGTAGTTTCATGGGGCAATACCAATATAGGTCAACACTTCTGACATAAACCATTGAACCAAAAACAATAATAGGTAAACACTACTGACCTACTACTGTGTTACCTTATAGATATATTTATACTGCGGTATTATACTACCCCATACTGCAGTGATACCTACACCAACACAATTTGTTTTATAGTAAAATCAATCAGTTATAAAATAATTTCAATTAATATTCATTTTGTTGTTGACATACTGAAATTCATATCTCATGTTGGTTACATCAGAAACACAAACAAGAAAGATATCAAAATGAAACTATATGTATTAAGTGACGGTTGGCCTGCCTATTTACATGCAGACGGGACTTTAACAGATAGCCCTAACAAGAGTGAATCTGATCTTGGTTGGGATAGTTTGGAGCAAATACTTGAGTGGGATCCCGATACTCGTGAAGGGACTCAAGAAGATTGGGACTATTATGCTAAGATTCGTGAAGGCCATGAGGCTTGGTTAGAAGAGGTTGGGATTTAATATGTCAAACTTTGAGACAAAATTAGCATGGGATTGTCACGCAGAATACTTTGAGTACTATGCCTTTGAGTGTCCCGAATCTTGGCTAGAGTTATCCAAGGAATACTTTACTCAAGAGCACGGTAAAGAGGAGTGTAGTAAGATTGATTGGGACTACATAAAGTCACAACTCAAGACTTCTATTGACTGGTTTTTGGCCGATAGTGGTGAAGAGATTTATGCGGCCGATCCTGCCTATCGTTCATTCTATAATCTAGAGGACTAAGACAATGAAAGTGACATATGATATTTTTGATAAAGGTTATGCAATTATACTGATACGCAATGACGGTGAATTAGTTTGTTTGCAAGGTGACTATGCGATGTATTTCCGTGATGAATACCAAGATTGCCCTAGTGACTGGACTGTAACAGACTATATAAAAGAAGTGGGTTACGATATGTTGTTTGAAGGTTGATTTATTGGTAGCATCTGCCAAGGTGCTACTAGATAAACTAACCTAACTTTAAGGAGAAAACTATGTATTACTTAGAAACAGAACACTTAGACGGCAACCACTACCGCATCAGTTGGAACGGTTCAGCTACCTATAATTTACAAATCCCAGTTGGTGGACAGTGGGTAGATATAGAGTGTTTTACTTGCTATGAGTATGACAACCCAAGTGATGCTTTTAACTTTGCATTGGACTGGATGTTAGAGAACTTGTCAGAAGAAGAAGAGGTAGACCTATGAAACACTTACTAGAAGATTTACTAGGCGCAATATCAATCTTTATTATATGTGGTGGTTTATTCATACTGCTACCACTGTTAGGAGGCTAAGACTATGATACACACAACATACAATATGACATTTGCACTCGTGTCCTTTGCAGAGGGGCTTGAAGTTTACATAGCACACCCTGAAGACGACGATGTTAGAATGTGGTCTGAGGATGAAATAGAAGATTGTGAGGGGCATCTATTCGTTATCAAGTGGAGGGAAGAACAATGACGATGCATAAGGTTAGTATTCTATGGGGCGAAGACCTGTTGGAAATTGGTGATGTAGCTGAGACATATTGCTTTGCTACTGAGTCAGAGTTGAAAGCATTCATGCAAGCTGTCCATGTGATGGATGGATATTTTGGATGCCCTTATCAGATCGTTGAGGAAGGTTATATTTATCGGGATGAAGAGGGCAACGCATGATGATGGACATACAAGAAGAACTACCTTTGAATCATGAACCTAGCCTAGATCATTGGGCTAAACTTAGGGCAGATGAAGGTGTATCAGAGGGTTACTATTCAAACTGGGATCATGCTTATGAATCAGAGTGGATGTATCTAGATGCAGAGTTTAATTATAACTATGAGTATAGAGAGGCAACACAATGACACTCGAAGAAGCTAAGAGTATGTACCAGATGTATAAGCAACGGTATGACGATCTAATCAAACGATATGGCACAGGCGTTCGGCCATCATGGGTAAGCACTGACCTAGCTATAGAGGGTGAACGTATGCGGTACTATGCCAAGCTAGTAGAGGAGCTAGAAGATAATGCCAATGTATAAAGTATTAACATGTGACAAAGAGGGAAAAGTAATCTGTTACTTCCTGACTAACAACAAGAAAGAGGCCGAAGACTATATGAAAATAGCTTTGGATGGGGTGAAGTATGTCCTTGAAGTATCTGAATAGAGTAGGTGTAGCAATGTCAGTATTATTTAACGTGTTGACAGGTGGGGCAAGCAATCAAACCTTTAGTGCTCGTAACTGGCAATGGAAAAAGGATAAGAAATATAATCTTGTTTGGCTCATTGACTTGGTGATTGGCAAAGGGCATTGTGCTGAGTGTTGGGTATACTGGAAAGTGAGAGAAGGAAAATGGTAAACCAATTATACAGACCTGAACGTAATGTAATAGATGTAATAGATGGGGCTGACTGGATGACAAGTGAAAGAGAGTGGCAACATATAGAGGAAGCTATGACAGCCACGGAGAAGGCCATGGACGAGGCTTTGTGGGATGGGCAGTATGACCTAGCCGAGAGATACAAACGTGAACTAGAGGGGCTTAGGATTGCTATGGGACTAGGTGAGAAGTATGTCACAAACTGGTGAGGCAATCATGACAGTAGTAGTAATTGCAAGTCTGACTAGGTTCGATCTGTTCATTGTAATTTTTTATAGGATACTGTCATTTTTTAGATTGACAGACTAAACAAACCTTGTATACTCGGCTTGCTGCCGCCGTTGGTATACCTTAACTATAGGATACACACAACAATGACAGGACTAGAATGTTTAGCCTTAGTGATTTACTTTGAGGCTAGGAGTGAACCAGTAACAGGGCAGATAGCTGTAGCTGAGGTAGTCTATAACAGAATGATAGATCATAGGTTTCCAAACACACTATGTGATGTAGTATACCAGAGGAAACAATTCTCTTGGACACACGATGGTAAGTCTGACGTACCTAAGAATAAGAAGAAGTACAATAAGATCTATGCACTAGCCAAGGAGATCCAGAAGGGTGACATGTTCGAGGGACATGGGGCAACACACTACCATGCAGATTATGTAGCACCATACTGGAGAAAAGACTTGACTTTAATCAAGAAGGTGGGCAAGCATATGTTCTATAGATGGGAACAATAGAAAGGATTATGAAATGTATATAGCTTGGTGGTCAGCAGGTGTGACGAGTGCTGTAGCAACTAAACTTGCAATGCTAGAGTTTGGTGAGGAGAATGTAGAACCAATCTACTTTAAGATTGACTCAGCACATCCAGACAATGACAGATTTATGGCCCAGTGTGAGGAGTGGTACGGCAAGAAGATCCGTGTTGAACGAGCACCAGAAAAGTATAAGGATCAATTCGATGTGATCCTAAAGGACAAGTATGTCAACGGTCCTGCAGGTGCTCGTTGTACCCTCATACTTAAGAAGATGGTACGACAGAGACTAGAGAAAGAGATAGACTACAGTGGTCAGATCTTCGGCTTTGAATACACAAAGAAAGAAGTCAATAGGGCTATCCGTTTTATGGAGCAGTATCCAGATGCTAAACCTTTGTTCCCTCTGATCGAGACAAAGATGACTAAGCCTGAGTGTTTACATTATCTAGAACGTATCGGCATTAAACGTCCTGCTATGTATGAACTAGGTTATGGAAACAATAACTGTATTGGTTGTGTCAAGGGCGGTATGGGGTACTGGAATAAGATCCGTAGAGACTTCCCTGATACCTTTAATAAGATGGCCGAAGCTGAACGTGTAGTAGGTAATAGCTGCATCCGTAATAAATTCTTAGATGAATTAGACCCTGATGCTGGCAGAGAACAAAAGATAATTATGCCTGACTGCGGTAACTTCTGTGACATAGAGTTCTCTAATGTATTGCATCCACGTCTTGAAGAGATTTATAATAAACCAGAACAGTTAAAACTTTTCGAGGATTGATATGGACACAGAGAATACACACAAACCATGCCCATTCACTGACTGTGGTAGTAGTGATGCCTTCGCATACAACTCAAGTAAACAGACAGGCTATTGCCACTCATGTGGTAAGGGCTACCCACACAGTCACATGAAAGTTGAAGACTGGGCGCAGGATGAATACCCTTTACCAGAACGAGAGGAAAGAAACACAATGTCTAGTGTAGTAACAGAACTACTCACAGCTAAGGTGCAACCGTACCGTGGTGTGCGTGAGGATACCATGAACTTCTATAACGTACAGACCTTGGTTGACCAGTCAGGTACAGCTAAGAAGCAAGCATACATCTACCCATCAGGTGGACGTAAGATTCGTACACTACCCAAGGCTTTCCATACTGAGGCAGGGTTCCGTGGGGACGAACTGTTTGGTATGGATAAGTTTAATGCAGGTTCATCTCGTGTTGTTGTAGTAACAGAGGGCGAAGTGGATACCCTGTCAGCATACCAGATGCTAGAGAAGAAGTATCCTGTAGTATCTCTACCATCAGCATCACCATCCAAGAAACTATGGCAGGGCAAGGCTAAGGACTGGCTCAATAGCTTCGAGAAGATCATCCTGTCAGTAGACACTGACGATGCAGGTAATGGTGTAGCAGATAAGATTGCTAATCTATTCCCTAACAAAGTCTATCGTATACCACACGACAAGTACAAGGATGCCAATGAGTTTCTACAGGCGGGTGCTGCACAGTCCTATCGTGCTGCCTTCTACAATGCTAAGAAGTATACACCACAGAATGTATGGAATACACCTGAGCAATTCCTTGGTATCCTACATGAAGAAGACGATGCCATGTACATACCCACTGGTATATCTGCCTTCGACGAGGTTGCCTTAGGTCTAATGCAAGGGCATCTCACTGTGTTCCAAGCACCCGAAGGTATAGGTAAGACTGAGTTCATGCGGTACTTAGAGTATCACTTCCTGTCTAACCACAGTGATCTACCTATTGCTATCTGTCACCTAGAGGAGACAAAGAAACGTGGTCTGCTAGGTCTAGTCAGTTACAAATTGAAACGTAACCTGACACGCAAGGACTTGATTGACGAGGCACAGATGCAAGCCGAGGTGGATCAGGCACTTATTGAATTGACTGAGAAAGAAAACCTGTACCAGTTTACTATCGGTGTTGACGAAGATCCAATGGAGATCCTTGAACGTATCCGTTACTTCTCACAGGCATGTGGTGTTAAGTATGTATTCTTTGAACCTATTCAAGACTTAGCATACTCACGTCAGACAGACGAGAGCATCGAGAAGTGGCTGTCAGCCCTGTCAGTACAGCTATCACGCATGGCTGCTGAGTTGAACGTAGGTATCGTAACTATTGCACACGAGAATGATGACGGACAGATCCGTGACTGTCGGACTATTGGTAAACGTGCTAGTGTTGTAGTAAAACTTGAACGTGATAAGATGACTGAGGATGAAGATGAAAGAAACACAACCAAGTTACTCGTCACAAAGAACAGACCCGCAGGAACAACAGGATATGCAGGATCACTACACTTCGACGGAGACAGCTTCACACTCAAAGAAAAGTATGACCGATTTGCTTAGAGCAGACTCGTCTGCGACTCGTAGTGAGTATGATCCATTCGATGACTGCACACACTGGATAGGTAAGATATAATGAAGATAGTAGCAATGGACATAGAGACTGACAGCTTGGATGCTACACGCATCTGGGTTGTGTGTAGTCAAGACATAAGTACAGGCAAGAAGGATACATTCAAGAACCTAGACACAGATCTTGCTGAGGCTATGAGGTTCAAGCATTACTGCCATGGCTACGATAAGTTTGTATTCCACAATGGCATTGGCTTTGATGTACCTGTCCTTAATCGTATCCTTGGTCATACCATTAACTTATCTAGTGTGATCGACACACTGATCGTGTCCCGTCTTGTTGATTACAACATCAAGGATGGTCACTCACTTGACGCATGGGGTAAACGTCTTGGTCTGTTCAAGGGTAAGTTCAAGGACTTCGAGGGTGGCCTGACACAGGAGATGATTGACTACTGTGAGAATGACGTGGCTGTCACAGTCAAGCTATTCAATAAGTTCAAGTCAGTTATCTTCGACAAGGACTGGGCTAAGTCTCTACGCATGGAGCATGACATCCAGATTATCTGTGAGGAGATGACTGACAACGGCTTTAAGTTCGATGAACCTAAGGCTGAGGAATACTTAGGTGAGATCCTGTCTCGTATGGAAGAGCTAGAGGCACAGTTCCAAGTGGATTTCCCACCTAAGCTAGTCGAGGTCAATCGTATCAAGTACCGACTCAAGGGTGACGGTTCATTATACAAGAACGTAACTGATGCCCTTGAGAAGTACCCTCATACCTACATAGATACGATGGGTGAGGAGCATATGTTAGTCTGTCATGACTGGCAGGAGTTCAATGCAGGTTCTACTAAGCAACGTATCGAGAGACTATGGGAAGCAGGATGGGAACCTGTAGACAAGACTAAGGGTCATATCTTATTTGAACGTGAGGGTGAGGACGATCCTGAACGAGCAGAGAAGTTTGCTTACTACGGATGGCAGTGCAATGAGACTAACCTAAACACACTACCATCTGATGCACCTCAGGGAGCACGAGCACTAGCTGAGTGGCTAACCCTAGAGGGCAGACGGTCAAGCCTGATGGAGTGGCTAGGGTGTGTAGCAGGTGATGGCCGTATCCATGGTAGGTTCACACACATTGGAGCATGGACTGGTAGGCTTGCACACTCAGCACCCAATCAGGCTAACATCCCTGCTGCCTTCCATGGTGATCCTAAGACTGATGTAGAGAATGTTAAGGCTAAGTATGATGGCCCCTTCCGTGGTCTGTGGACTGTAGAGGAAGGCAACTATCTAGTA